CAAAATTATCTAACGCCATTATCTCAACGCTTTCTTAATATGTAGCCTTGCTAATTTACTACCAATCTTTTCTTGTACTTTTCCAACTCCAAACCATTCACGCTTAACGTGTGGTCTTAAACCTTGATTATGAACTATTGATGGCACTTTCCTATCTCTAACATTCATTGATATCTCTGCAAATTTCTTTGTTTTAGTTGCTCGTGTTTTGACATAGGTGTTTTTCATTTTACCTTTATCAAGCAATGGTGTTGGATTATTAGTTACTTTGAATTTTTTGCCATCTATATCTGTACTTGTTTTAGCTATACCATCTTGAAATGATTTATTAAAAGCATCTGCAATATCATTAATTAAAACATCTAATTTTAGATTTTTATTTAATTTGAAGATTTCTTTTTTCTTTAGCTTTACCATAATGTCTTATTATTTTTTCTGCCTTCTTTTCGCCTAAATCAACTGCTTCTCTTAATACATCCTCATTATCCTCATAAAAATCCATAGCTAAATTTTTAATATATTCTCTTGGATTAGCAATCAAAGCATTTAAATCAATAGCTTTTCTAAACGCTTCTTTTTGTTTATCTACTTTATCCTCAAGTTCAGCAATACGATTAATATAATTCTGTATCGTATTTTCAGGCATCTCTATTTAATTTAAAACCACTTTCTTTAGTAGTTCCTTGCACCTTTAATTGATTTTGAGATAATAATCTTTCAGCAAGATATGCTTGTGCATCTTCCCTGTTTTCAAATCCATCAGGGTCTTTAGCCATTAAGTAATCAACCTTATCAGCAAGTCCGTGTTTAAATTTCCATTCCCATTCTTTCATCTCCATATCAGCATCAGGAAACTCAACCTCATCATAATTAATCTTCATCATATCAGGCAATACCACACCTGCTTCTACTTGTGCTATTGTTTTTTCTATATTATATATTTCTTTTTCTGCAAACTTCCATTTTTCAACTTCATCTTCCCTTGCTTCTAATAGTTCAAGGTTTTCCATTCGTAATGCTACACCTGATTTACTACCACTCATACCAAAATCAAATGTAATATGATGATTCTGTGCAACCTGTTGCAACTGAAATTTGATGCCACTCATTATGGATTCAATATTAACTCCTGCTGATATATTACTAACTGTTCCTCCCTCTACAGCTAATATTTTATTCAATCCAAGCTGAACTTCATTTGCATCTATTCTTCCTTCAACAACCCATTGTCCACCTGCACTTCTGATATGATGTTGCAACATAGTCATCGCTATATCCACTTGACGATTAGCCATAGGAATATCCATCGCTCCCTCATTCCAAAACTCATCAATCATTGTTACAGGTTGCATAAATATAAACGGTAAAACACCATAAGGATTTATATTATCATCATTTATAGATGAAATTTTACCTTTTTCATTAAATATGAAATGATTCTCTGCATCCCAATACATAAATTCATCAGGGGTAGATTGACTGTATAAATCAGCAGTTGCTTTTGGTAATAGATATGTAATAGCAATAGGATTCAATGGGTCATCAAGACTAAATATAGGCTCAAAGTTAATTATAGGTTGATACTTAAAACGATCATTATGCCACCCAACTTGAACAGCCATAGTACCAAGTAAATTGTGCATACGCTCAAAATGCTTCATCTTAAGATTCTTCATCATAGTTAAATCAGAATAATTATCATTCTCAATTTCTCTTATAGGTGCATCTTTATAAACCAAACTGATTCTATTAATAAGTCTTGATGTCATATTAACAGGATACAATGGTATCTCATCTTGCAACGATCCATCAAAGTATTGATCTATATACTTACCTGTATTATTAAACGTATAATAATCAATAGCCATATCTCTATGCTCAAACATCATATCTTGATTATAGGATTTTAGTCGTTGTATTGATTCTTGTATTACTTGTTCTACTGTGCTAAATATTATCATTATTATACCATAAATGTTTTGGTTGAGGGTTTTCTTATTGGGAACTCATAATCAACAAAATATCCAAAAGCATCTGACATGTGTGTAAGTTCAGCATTGCTTTTATCTATATCTCTCGTTCCTTCTTTGTTTACTACTTGCTCAAAATCTGCAATTAAGTTTTTACACTTGGGATCAATAATACAATTATCAAATAATTTATTAGTTGCATTTACTCTGTCAATAACTCGTGGTGCTTGTCGTTTAACTCTTAATACAAAACCTGCTTGTCTTAATATATCGTGGTCTGAATCTACTGCTGATGTTTTCCTTGCTTTACCTGATGGATCAGGATAGCAATAATATAATCTATTTGGATATTTGTCTTTAATTGCCAATGCCATCTGCTCTGTTAAGAGTTGTCTTTCGCCCGTATGTCGTAGTTTAAATTCGTCGAAGATATGAACTTTACCATTTGGCTGCACTTGTGATAATACTGCACAAAGGGGATCAATGTTGAAGTCGATTCCCACATATATTGGTTTGGTTTTATCGTAAAAGACATTTTTGACATTTTTTTCCCTATCGAAATTATAATAAGTTGCACCATATTGCAAGTTTACAAATTGCCCTTGCATATATGCTTTAATTAATTTTTCATCATAGTTCTGTTTAAGTGATTGTATAAACTCTTTTGGAAGCCTTGAATTATCTTCTGTGTTTGCCTGTATTAATTCATATCCTTCTTTGGGGGAATCTTTCCAATAGTCATAAACGTAGTTGAATCCTTCAGGTGTTGTGCAGACAAATGCTCTAAGTGTGTTTCCTTGTCGTAATCTTGATAAAACCATTTTCCAACATTGGTCGTCTTTGAGGAGAGCAGATTCATCAATCCCTGCCCACGCCAAGTTGAGTCCTGCCAACCTACGATAGTTCTCAGCAGAGCGTAGAAGCACATCAGCATACCCATCAGACCAATAAACACGATATCTATTATCAGTCGCACTATATTCATAATTGAACTTAACACTTTTTAATACCTCCTCTAATGTAGGTTGCAATGTATCTTTTACCATCCTATAAGTTGGCGAAAGCAACATACCAACATAACCTGCATTTTTTCCACATTCAATCAAAGCCTTTACACATAAAGCATATGTTTTACCTGCGCCATAACCACTTACCAAAGCAGGATACTTTGCTTCAGAATGTACAAACTCTCTTTGATGTTTAAATAAACCTAAACTCATTTCTTCTGCAATCTATTGTTAATTAAAAAAGAATAAATCCACCAATGATTAGGATCATCTTCACCAAGTGGTATTATTGATCTAACCAAGTCTGCCCATTTCTTATGGGTGGTTTTGTTTATTCTATTCAATATGATGTGTATCAAATCCTTTTGGTAATTCCGTTGTAGTTACTTCTTGCTTATCTGATTGTCCTAACATTTGTTTTCCAAGCCATACAAGCATAGTTGCATTGCCTTCTAAAGCTAACTTCAACTGTGCTTTTCTTAATTTCTTTTTCAAGTCTGCTTTGCCTTTTGCAATAATACTTGAATAATTCTTTGAAATTAGAGATTCATCGCAACCATAAAAATCAGCAATCTCTCTTTGAGTACAACCATAACCTGCAAGTTTTAAAACTTCTTCTTCTTTTATATCGTATTTTTTGGGTCTTGCCATTTGTACCTTATTATTTCAGTTCTTTCTTCTTTATCTCTAATCTGTTCTTTTAAAGGTCTGTGTATAAATTCAGGAGCATCATCCCAAATCAATTTATTTCTTACACAAGCATCTAAAATTAACTTTAAATCTAAATTATCATAATCTAATAATCTTTTTCTGTATGATATTATTTCTATTCTAAACTTTTCTTTTTCTTTTGCTTTTCTTATTTCTAATTCCTGCATCTGCTGTGCAACCATATATGTATATTTATCTTTTAATCGTGCTTTAGCTCCCCAATGCAATCTATCTATCTGATTCCTTGATTTAATTCTTATAGGTAAAACCATCTTTTCCATTAATAACTACCTGTTGAATAATAAAATAATGTCAATATAAAGATCAAAAGCATCACAACAACAATCTCACTCATCTCTCCACCATTCGAGAACTTTAATCTTTAAAGCTATGTAAAAAAGCCATAAAGGGATGCTAATTAAAATTCCCTGTACAAATGATGTAAACAAACGATAATAATCCATATTTATCTCCTTTGTCGTTCATTACCACCTAAAATATCTTTAAAATAATTGTAATACCACCAACCATTATACTTACCATTAAAAAACTCTAATTGTTTTTTTCTTCTATCGTGTGTATTACTTTTTTTTGGTTTCTTTTTTTCCAATATTTATCTCTTGCTTTCTTTTCTATACAGTTATCCTGTATGTTTTTTTCTTTTAAAATATATTCACCTGTTTTAGTAACATAAAAATCTTCTTCTTCCCAACTACAAACAAATCCCTCACTATCATAATCTTCTTCAATTCTTGGGTACATACAATTTAAGGTTTCACCTGTGCCAATAGTTACAGTAAAAGCTATAATCCAAGTACTAAAAAACATTACTTACCACCCTTCTTCAATGGTTTATCATCACCCCATACTGCATTTTTTGTTGTAGATGCTTCTACAAATGTATGCTGACTTCCTATTACTACTTCTTTATCATTTAATTTTATAGCAACAGGTTTTTGTTTTACACTTTCATCAATAAGTTTTTCATTTGTATGTGAAACTTCTTTTGCTAAAGTTAATACTTCATTTTCTTTTTCAGGTGGTGCAGTCATTTGTTGCAAAATCTGTATTATGCCCATTGTAACGGTTGAAACCATAGAAGAAACTACGGCTAAGGTTTCACCTGACAAAAAATGTGCCGATGCAACCAAAGTTCCAACCATAATCATAATTGCAGGAACAGAAGCATATCCAACATATAGCCTTAATTGCTCTGTCATCAATCTTTTCTTAATATTTCTTTTTCGCTTTATTTCAGCTATTTCTTCTTTTGTTAGTTTTTGTGTCATACTATAATTTAGCTTTTATTTGAGGTTTAGGCAATATTTTTGTCTTGCAACATATAGAATCTTCGTTTGTAGTAGCGTAAAAATCGCTTTTATTGCACTTTTCACAGTATCCTATATAAGATACCCCTAAAACATCTTTTTTAAATTCTACGCCTATATTTACATCCATTTCATCTTCCCATCTACGATTATTTAAATATGTAAATGGGTATGGCTGAAACTGTTTATCAGGTATCAATTTCAAAAAAGAAGGTAATGTATCCATTATTTTAGTTCTATCTATATCTTTTAAATTGTTCCACTTTTTTTCAACTTTAGACTTATCTCCAACTTTTTTATTATATAAATCCCAAAAAACACTAAAGTCTATATTTACTTTTTTTTTATTTACTTTACTTTCTTTTACTTTCTTTTCTTTTATAGCATTGGGTTCGCTATGCGTTCGCAATGCGTTCGCATTACGTTTCCATCTTTTCCGAGCAGACTCCCTTGCTTTTTCGCTGCGTTCATCTTTCTGTTTCATACGATTTAATAACGATTCTGAATAAAAAATATCATCTTCAATTATAAATAAATCATAGTCTTCTACTAAACTTTTAATGCAATCGCTATGCGTTCGCAATGCAAATGCAATGCAATCGTAATCACATTCTAAAGTATAATCAGGTTCATTTCTTAATCGTTCAACTATTGCCCAATATAAGCCATATCCTTCCCATCCTAATTTTGACAATAATTTGATTATTTTTGGATCGTGCTGTGCATTAGCATCGTGGCTAAAATAATATGCTTCTTTCATTTACTATCTCCTTTTACTATCTCTTAATATGTAAAATGCAACGCCTATACTAATTATTAATTTAAAAACAAGATCAGATATAGTTGTAATTAAATATAGTATGTCATATTGCAAATCTGTTATCACTTGTTTGCCCTATAAAATGCTTTAGCAAAGCCTTGTGGTGTTATTGATCTTCTTTCTAATCTCGTTAATTTTCCAAAATATTCAGGATGTATTTCATTGCTTTTTAATCTGTCAAATTTAGGTTTATCACATTCTATTCTATTTTCTTTTGGTTTATTAAAATATCCCCATAAACAAGTTCTTTTTTTATAATTATCACCAAAATAATAAGGATCAAATTCATAATGTGGATGCCCTAAAAACCTTTTTAATAAACCTTTAGGATTTTCTAATGCCCAAAATTTTAAATTTGTTGTTTTTGCATAAGGACTTGGAATATCATATTGACATTTTGCAATAATATTTAAACAAGCATTTACAATTTTATATGCTTTTTTTAAATTTCTTGGCTTTCCTGTTGTTTTTGCAAAACTAAATTGATTACAAGGTGGTGCAGCTAAAATTCCATAGACATTTTTTGGTGGATCATAATTCATAACATCATAATCAGGCAAGGTTATAACTCTAACATCATATCCATTGTCTTTGTATGGCTTACTCCAAGAGCCTGTACCACCACATAAATCAAGTATAATTTTACTCATTCTTCCATCTCTTTTATTGCTTTTTCTATAGGAACATCAAATATCTGTAAACACATTGCAAAATGTTTACCACTAATATTTCTTTTACGATTAAGCCAAGAGTAAACCAATGTATGGCTTACTCCTAACTTTCTCGACAACCAAGCAGGTGTTCGTTCGTTCATTTCTAATAAATATTCAAGATATTTAATCAAAATGGTAAACCATCACTCTCTTGTGCTGCAACAGGTCTATTATTTGGATTACCTGCAACATCTTGCTCTTTAGATTGAAAAGATAATGATAAAAATGTTTTACCACTATTATTCCCTGTTCTTTTCCAAGCAGATACCCAATATTCTTTTCCATTGATCTCACAACTTCCTGTCATATTAGGCTTTTTATCTTCAGCGTTTTCTTTTTTATCATTTACAAATAAAACACCTTTTAGGTTATTATCATACTGCATTTACTTCTCCTTTTTTGTTAGTTTTTAATATTGTTATTTATTTTTTTTATAACTTTGCTACCTGCTTCCATAAGCAATTCTTTATCTTTTAGCATAATAATATTAGTGGAATGTTCTTCCATTTCATTTATTAAATCTATTATTTTTACAGATGAATCTTTTTTCCAATCATCAGCAATACAATAAACTGTATCATATACCCAATCTCTGCAATATTTAAAAATTTTATTACCATTTTTTAAATGTTCAAAATCATCTGTAGCTATACATTCTTCTCCTTCATCAGGTAAGCCAATTTCATCCATAATATAATCAGTAAAATCAGAAGCCTCTCTAATACCATCTATTATATCTTCGTTTAATATTTTATCTAATTTATTAATTTCTTCCATTATTCTGACTTGCTTAACAAGTAGAAATGATATCTCTTTTTTATTCATTTTTATTTCCTATATAAGTTTATACATTGCATTTAATGGGACAGCCTTAACAGGTTCTCTTTCATTCTTACCATTAAGACCTCTATCCACAATTTTTACCTCACCTTGCAAGTTATTAACATCGCAAATATATATACTGCCATCTATTCGCTGTGTAATAAAATACGCTTTACAGTTAAATCCACAAGCAGCCATCTGTAAATTCACATATTTTCTTGCATTTAAATATGCAAATTGATGATCTTTAATAAATGACGTTTTAAGTTCAGCAAAACCAATTACAGCATTATCTTTTTCCATCCAATAATCTATTGGACTATACTTTGCATATCCGTGCAATATAATTCCTTGTGTTTCATACAAAGCATCTGCAACTCTTTTTTCATTTGCTGCATCATTTTCATTGTGCTGCAACGCTTTTGGTTTTCCTGTATTTGGATCAATTCTATCCTGCAATGGTGTTGTTTTTATCATATATTCCTCTATTATATTTTTTAATAACATCTTTTAATTTTTTCTATTAAATCTTCATCTACAATAGGATTTTCTAAACATTTATATAATGGCATCTTTTCATTCCCATTTAAACTTACATATTTTAATTTTAAATCTTTGTATTTAATATAAAATACTTTTTTAAGTGAAATAATAACTAAAGCCAATATATCAAAATCAGATTTTTTATATTCATTTTCTTTATGTTTTACATATGTATTGTTGTTTTTCTTTTTCAATACCCTTCTTTGCCTTGTAACCCCAAAACTGTATGATATTTTATTTTTACTGTGATAATTTGTTTTTCTTTTAATTGTTGATTTTACTTGTATTCTATACATTTTATTTTTTGCATCAAGCATAACTAAATCAAATGGTAAATTTTCTTGCATTTTAAAACAGCTATAGCCTTGCAATATTATATCAGACATAACAATATGCTCACCTGCTAATCCAATATTAAGATTCTTCTTGATTAAAGTACGCCTTTTTGATGTTATATAAATAGGTAGGATTGCTATCTTCTTGTATTTGTTCTATAACTTCTTCAGCGTTTTTTAATCTCTTTTCAAGGTTTTCAATTCTTTGCCTAAAACTTAATAATGAAGCACTCATATTATCTTTCCAATCTTGATATTCTGTAATTCTTTCATTTAATGGCATTAGTTTAAATCCTTATCTTTTCTTAAATCAATATCTTTAGTTACTATGTAATCAACAAAATATTCAAGTTCATCATCTGTAAATGAATCTATATTTTGAATTACAAATTCAATTAATACTTCTCTAACAGTTAGATACCCCATTTACCTCTATTTACTATCTGCGACATTATACTGTAAACAGATATATCTTTAAATGAATCAATTAATGGCTCATTTGTAGGTGGTGTTTTTTTAACTAAAAATAAATTTATCAATCTTTGTGCCTTATCGTTTATTCTAACAATTAATGCACTCAAAGTTAAATCAATGTTACAATCATTTCCAACACCTGTACCTAAAGTTATATTGTGTGATCCATAGTCAAGTTGTTTTTCACAAAATAATTCATACTGCTCTTTTTGTATCTTCTTAAATTCTGTTGCCATTTCAGGATATTGTTCTTCAATTAATCTTACTGCTTGGTTTGGTTCTTTTATTAGATTCATTTGTATCTCCTTAAATTTAAGAGGTGCAGCCGAAACAAAGGAAAAAGCCACACCTCTCTGTTAGCTAACTTTTATATAACTTTGCCTTGTTTTTGATTGGTTATAAATTCATCTTTTATCTTTTTTAAATCAGATATTAATTCAGATGTTTGCGATGCAGAACCAAATAAATCAATTAATGTATCTTCTATAGATTCTTTAAATTCTGATCCTTTGCCAACTGTAAATGCAGTATGTTTTAATAAACTATATACATAATCTTGTTGTTTACCTGATGCAGGTGCTTCTTCTGTTTTCTTAAAATCATCAGATTCTACATCACTATATATACCAAATTCATAAGCGTTAATTAATTTTAATACACATCTATCAATACCACGCTTTTCTGCCATCATTCCCTTGTATCCTGATACACAATTTTTAGTATCTGCTTCACCTACAGTAGTTACTTTTCTATCACCTTTAGCCATAGTAATTAAAAACCTTGCAAATCCTTGCTCACTATTTAATACTTTAAAATCTACAATCTCTATACCTTCAATAGCTTGTATCTTTTCTACAGCGTTATGTGTAATAATATAATTACCACTTTGTTTATGCAGCCAAAAATCATTCTTATTTAAATTGTATTTTTTAGCCATTTCTTTTAATCTATTGTTTTCCATTTACAACTTCTCCTATATTAATAATGCAAATAACATTTGCTATCTCTTGAATTAGGGAGCAGTTTTTCAACGTTTCTGCTCCCTTTTTTGTTAATCTATACATCTATCGCAGTAATACCCTTTATCCTTTGTATATATATCTTTTAACATTGGAACAAGTTTATCCCTGCCTAATCTATCGCCACAACTTTCACAAGGTTGATGTTCTATTATATAGCAAGTACTGCAATATAAATTAGTATCATCAATAATTACTCCTTCACGCTCCTCGCATCTATCGCAACTACCTCTCATCTTGGTCATCCCCCATACAATTATTTATATTCATATACTTATGCTCACCTAATAATGCCTCTGATATTTCCAATGACCAACCAAGACTCATATTATATTGTATAATATCATAATCATCTTCCATACAAACACATCCTTTATCACGACAAGACATCCAATCTTTAACTATTTGAATGGACTTATTTATCCTTCTTTGCATTTTATCATTGAGTTCTTTTTCTTCTTGTGCTACTAATATCATTATGAATCCAACCTTCCTATCCAAACAGTTATATCATTTTCATCTTCATTAAAATCAATCATTAAATGATCAACAGATAAACCTTCTGCAATAGCTTGTTCTAAACTACCATTAAAATATATTTTAGGATCAATATCATCTAAAATATCTATAACACCATTTTCATATTCTATTTCTATTTTATTAATTGAGCATTGAAAAGAAATAAATGATTTGCTTGATTGTGTTTTAATTAAACCAAAATCATAATCTACTATAGCTTCTTTAGGATCAGATTCTTTTCCAAAAATCTGCATATCTTTAAACTGTAATGTTGTTTTCATTTTATTTTCCTTTGTTTATTGTTAAGTTTTTAATTTTTTGTAATTTTATCATATTTTCTTCACTAATAAATTTAGATTCATAAAAATCATCTTCTACATTTAAATACCAATATCCATCAATAATTTTACTATCATCACTTTGGAAAGCATTTTCAAACCAACCATCATTTAATATATCAAAAATTTTTTTATATGTTCCACCATATATTTTATTCTTATTAGTAACTTTAAATATAAATTGATAATGTTTGATTTTATTTTCCTTTGTTATTTATTATTGCGTTTCTTAATTGTTTAAATTTATGAAACAAATACAATATAAACCAAACAAAAAGATTAAAAAAATTAAACATTTTTAATATTTTTTGGATTTATCGAGGGAGGATATGGTAGTGGTGCTGTTTGTTTTGTTCTATTTAAGGCGTTTTATTGTGCTTAAGGAGGGATAAGATGATTACACCACTACCAAGTTTCTACTATTTTTACTGACACTTCATATAAATCAGGTGCTTGTTGCCTAAATTTAAAGCTATTTTGTTCAAACCTGCAAATAGCATAATCATCTATTGTGCTATCAGGTTGGAATATAAATGGCAATGCTCCACCTAAAGTACCATTAACTACTCTTGTATAAAAATTATGTTTTAATCCTAAATATTGCAATTCTTCAGCTTCTAAACCAACATTATCATAATCATAAAAATACATACCTGCTGAATCATCTGCTGACCATCTTTTTTTAGTTGTTCCATCTGCACCCATAGGAAATACATCATCTCTACTAAAATAACTAAATTTAAGATTCCACACCCTTCTTCCTGTAGGTGTTTCAGGCATATTTACACCATCATTACCGTGTTCGTGCCATAGATGATATGGTTTAAATCCTAATAATGGAGAATTATTCCATCTTATGTTAGTCAAAGTATTACCACCTTTTGTAGTGGTAACATCATATCCATCATATTCTATATCAAATGATAATGACATATCAGGTGCGTGTGGCATTGTATAAGTCCATCCATAACTAAAACCACCAAATTTTGTATCAAATTTATCATTTGCATTTTCACCTAATTCAAATTTTACTTGCCTTGCTTCTCCATCTGTTGTACTTAAATCAACGCCTTCAAATAAAGTTATAGGCTCATTTGTTCCTGTTATAGTTTCATTTGTTGTTCTTACTATAGAGCTACCTGCATTTTCTGCTTTAAAACCTATTCCATTATCTTCATCATTACAATTATAAGTAGTAATAGGAGCTAAATCTAAATTATTACCTGCATAATGAGTATCATTTATATTATTGTCAGAATCTATATTATCTAATGCTATATTAAAATTTACTAAGTTATTAGAAAAATCATTAAAAGTATGTCCTAATACTGCAAAATAATTAATAGATGATACTGCTCTATGATGATTAAAAGTAGTTTGACCTGCAAATATACTATTTTGTTCATTATCTGTTTGTAGTTCAACTGATAAACCTTTAGTAGTATTAAAAAAATATCCATCACTATCATCTATTGATTGAATTTCACCTATAGCATTATAATAACTTGGTGCATCTATAAAAAATCTTGGCACTCTAATATCAGGCATATTTAACTCCTAACTGTATAATCTTTGTTGTAACTTTCATATAATCCTGCTGATTCATAATTACTATCAGTTTCTTCCCAAAATGATATATAATCATTAAAACCTTTACCTACTACTTTATTGCTTTTAAAATCAATCCCTACTACATTATTAACTTTTAATGTTCCAATATAATCAAAAATATCATCATTTAAAGTATTTTCATCTGTAGTCCATACTAATAATATATGTCTATCTAATTTATATTGCCAATGTTCAGGCATATTTAAAATGATTTTAGGACTACCTGAAAAATATATTTCTATTCCTGCTAATATACCATTAGATTCAATGCTAAAAGTTCCATTACCATAATAATAACTCAATGATGTCAAACTACCTTTCATTTGTAATTTCCTGTATATTTGCCAATGAAGGATTTTTATTTAAAGCATTTTCTACTTGCTCTGCTATAAAACCTCCTTTAGGTGGTTTAATAGACCTATTAACTTCATCATCCTGTAGTTGTTCTTCAGGTACAATATTTTTATGTAATTGCACTAATTTAAAACTAATTTTATCTATACTTTTATTTGTTTCCATTATCATAAAATATGGGTATATATCTTGACCATTTCTTGATACTATTTCTGTATAATCTTCACCATATAGTTTTAAGTTATTAATTAAACTATCAAATTGCACCACATCACCTATTTCATACTTCATATATTTCAAAGGTAAGTCTACACTTACTATATTGTGTTGATTAGCATACCAAGCTATCAAAAAATTTCTTAACAATAAAGCTGTTTGTTCGTGCTGTATATATTCAGCTTCAAAATCTAATGTACTTTTTATATGATCATTCTGTAAACCATAATATGAATTTTCATAGCCTTCAAAATAATTACTTGCTTCTAAATATGGTGTAGATTTTAAATATTCATTTGTAATATTATCTTTGCCATATATAACTTTTATTTTTGTTTTTAAATCATCAATTTTAGTTCTATCAAATTTATAATTAATTATATCTTTAATTTCTATTGATTCAGCATCATCTTTTGTATATATATCTTTTATAGTATTAAAACCAAATGAACCATCATTTCTAAATTTTGGAAAGAACTTGCTTTGCTTTGCTATATTTTCAAATAGTTCTTTAGAATTAATTTTTTCTGTTTGACTAATTGAAAAATAAAAGCCATTATGCTCATTTCTTGCTATTTCTAATTCATCTTGCCGTATTGTACCATTAAATCCTATATCATTAATTAATAAATGCCTCATAATATCACAAGGCAATTCAATATGTGAATGTGGTATTTTTATTTTTATATTATTTAAATTTTGTGTATAAGTAAATCCATCTATAGTAAAAACATATTTAGTTGGCAATTCTTCAATAACAAATATTCTACCTTCTCCTATAAAAACATCATCTTCTGAATATATTTCTACATATTTATATCCATTATAATTTTTTAACATATTTAACATCAATGGGTTATCTTTTTTAAAAGTTTCAAAAACATATAATTGATCAAAAATACTCCCATTAATAATTCCATGATTAAATGTTGTCCTTCTTATATTTTCATATAAATAATCAACATTTTTTTGTCCTTTTCTACCTTTAATATCAACATAAAAATTATTGTTATATATGTTTTTTATTTTTCCATAACTATAAGCATCAAAACTATAAAATTTTGCATTTAAAGTTACATTATTAAATCCATTTTCATCTTCAGGATTAACATTTGATGGAATTATATGTACAGATATTCTGCTAATTCCTGCTGTTTGCTCTGTAGAATTTTTATAATCCTCATTTTTAGTATAAAAATATTCAGCATCATTATAATTCCAATAATTTAAATAACCATTACCACTTGGCTCTAAATCACCATTAGTATTAGTTATAAATATTTGAACTCTAACATTAGGAGTTAATTCACTTCCATCTGTAAAATTAGATTCTATTTTATTTAAAACAAAAGAAATTAAAGCATTTGATTTTTTATTTTCAAAATCATTTGAATTTAATAATGGATTATAATTAAAATTTATTTGTATTTTTCTTGCATTAAAATTATTATTTAAACCACCCTGACCACCATTTTTATATATATTACAATTATCTTCATATCCTACTGTCTTTACTTTAGCAAAATCAAAATAATCATTATTTATTAAATTTTCAACATTTAATTCTTGATCTTGATGATTAAAATTATGTACTTCTATATCTGTAGGAAATGCACTTTCATTCATATAATATCGCTCTACATTAGTATATATATTGTCATTTATAGTTACAGTTGGTTTATCTATTAAATATGCTTCAATTTCATCTTTTCCTACTGTATTCAATGGCTCATCTTCTGAATCAAAAACTCTTTTTAATGTAAAACTATTATTATCTTCTACTATATATTGTCTATTATCATCAAAATCATTTGAATATTTATTTAAATTCATTGGAATATGAAAATATTTATTTTCAAATAATATTTTTAGTGGATGTCTACTATCATAACCTTCTAAGTCTAATAATGAATCAGGAATTACCTCAAATTCATTTGTACCATCATTTTTAGGTCTAATAATTGATTTATGTTTTTTATTTTCACCATATACAAAAGGAATAGGTTTATTTTTATATTTATCCAATATTTCTAAATCTGTAGATACTGTTTCTATTGGTAAATCTTTGTGTAAATTTTCTTGTGTTTGATCTTCTATTTGTAAAGTTACTTTTGTATCGTCGTGTGTCATTCTTTTTACTTTACCTGTATAAACAGATAAACAATCAAATAATGTTTTTGCTCTTGGTACTTTCCAATAAATCATACAAGTAGAATTAATTATATCAGGCAAACTATCGCTAAATCTATCATTATTTTTATGTGCTGAATTACTAATAGATAAAGATATATTACCTATTTTAAAATTACGATTTTCAAAATCAACAGATTCTCTAATAGATGGAATGTTTAATAATAATGGCTCAAAATAAAGTAAAATATCTTCTCCAAAATCAATATTAACTGAATTAGTAGATATAGTTTTTTTAAGTGAACCTTCTCGAACAAATACTACTAATGGAATTATTGAAGTATTAGGTGCTTTTATAGATTCAGTAAATATGCCACTTGGATCAGTAATCATTATGTTAAAGATTCTCCACGCCTTACTGCTTCTTTGATTTTAGGTATAATTGAATCTACAACAGTATCATCTACAAGTGGTGCAGATATATTAATTGTCATTCCACTACCACCACTATTCATAGCTTCTAAATTATTAACACCTATTCTACTTACTGCATCTCTGCTCATTACAAATTCACCTGACTCAGCTTCTATCATTGTACCACCTTGTGAGTGTCTGCGACCACCTACTAAACCACCATCTTCAAATTTATTTGATGCCCATTTAAGATTTCTATCTATTGCAGAACTTGCTAATGTTCCTGCACTTGCTGCTAATATAGTATTATATGGAAAAGGAACAGATTTAAATATTGATGATATTAGTCCAACAATAGCTTCCATAGATTCTGATTTAATTACAGCCATAGCTGATTGTTTAGCAGTTAATCCTGATAAAGCTGCATCTTCCAACTTTCTTTTCTTTTCTTTTTCGTGTTGGATTCTTCTACTAATATCTAATTTAGATTCTGCTTTGCTTAATTCTATTGTTGCATCTAATCTACCTCTAAATGCTTTTTGAATTTCAGATTGTGATTCTTCTTCTTTTTTATTTGCATCTTCAATACTTTGTTTTGTTTTTTCTATGCCTTGAAAAGCCTTTTCATATTCTTCAGAATATAGTCCATAAGTTTTTGCTATTTCTTGCAATCTCAATTCTTGTTTTATTAATACGTCAGTTAAACCTTCTATTCTTTTTTCAGTTTTTGACATAGCTTCTTCTTCAGTACCACCAAAAATTTTAGACCAAAACATAGAAGCAACACCTAAAGGTGCTATTAATATTTTTAAAGCACTATAAAGTTTACTTAAATTTTCTTTTGTCTTAATCATTATTGGATCACTATCTAATTGACCATTTAAAAAATCACTCCAAAATTCAGCAGTCAATTTTATAGTAGGAGCAACTTTTAATAATTGAGGAACTAAACCTTTACCAATAGCTTCTGCTGTATCACCAATAGCATTTTGTAATTGTTGGACTTGACCTGTATAAGTTTGAGTAGCACTTAATGCTTGACCACCAAATAATTCAGCCATAATTTCAACTGCATCACCTGCCTTCATTTGTTCTGTTGTTAAATCTCTTAACTGTGGAACTAATTCACCAAGCTCACCTGCTAATCCTGAAAAGGTTTTGGCTGTATTTCTTACTGCACTTTCCAATGTAATACCTGTAGCTTCTGATAAATCCATAGCAACAGGAATAATTGATTTAATTTGATCTTCAGTAAATTTTAAACTTGTAAGAAATGCTTGTTGTTCTATAATAGCTTCATCACCAAACCTTGAAACTCTTTGTAAAGCTGATGCCTGTTCAAGTAATGCTACAGATGTTCCACCAAGAGCATCATTTAATTTCTTTTCAGCTAATTCTTGCCTTGCAAATGCTTCTACTGCAAATTTTGCACCATTAATTAATCCCTGCGCACCAAAATATCCTGCACCTACTGATGCAATATTTTTGGTCATTGTTTTTAAGGAACTATTTACACCTTTTAATTGCTTTTCAGTTTTTTTAGTTCCTACTGCCTTAACTATTAATTCGTATATGTTTTTGATTGCCATTCTTCTATATTCTTAATTTCTTCTTCTATTGTTATAAAATCATCTATAAAATTATATGGTGTAGATTGTACTGAAGGATATGGGGGAGTATTAGATGCTTTGCAATAGTTATGCTTTTTGATAAGTAATTGACATTTTTCATCAACGAGTAAATCAGTATTAACAAAAAACTTTGATTGAGTAAGTAACCCATTTCCATACTGTTTTCTGTCTGTGATCTTATCATACAGCCTTATTAGTTCCTCATTGACATCATTTATGCCTTTAAACTCTATATTTTGCTTTTTAGAGGGTGATAGTGCTATATATGGAAATCTATTGAAATATGGCTTATCTACGCCCTTAAAACTTATCCAACAATTAATGCGAAGATAGATTTCATCTATTTTTTTTTACCCTGTAATAAAGACATTACTACTTGGTTTCCTAAAACAGCTATATCACCTGCATCTAAATATTCCATCTCCTCATCTGTAATATCTACAGCTTTCCTCATAATCCAAAGCAAAGTTGATGGTAGTATTTTTTCACCATCTTCTGTTGCTTTAGTTAAAATATCAAATCTTGTATCAAGATCAATATCTTTAAATTTATACTCTTTATCTTTAAGTTTAAGCAATAGTAATTCCTAACATTTTTGTTGAAGAAGATATATCATCTGCACCTACTACTGTAAATGGGATTGTTTCAGTTAATACTGCACCACCATTATCAATAGTTGGCTCGTTTATTAAACATTTATCTAATGCTATTGCAAATCCTGATGATTCTTGTATATTTATATCTACTGTATTACTATCATAAAATTTAGCAAGTAAATCGTGGACATCATCATTTCTAATAACTGTCATTGATCCTGTTATCTCAAAGTTACCTGTCATTGCATATCCAAATGGCTCATAAACACCATCTGTTGTATCTTTATAATGTATTCTTTCAATAGTTCTATTTACACTTAATTCCCAAGACTGTATAACAAGTTCTTCTAAAGCACCACCATTAATACCTGTTGATCCTGAAGCTAAACTTCTAATATTTTTTGGTGTACCTGTATCATAAGCAGGACTTGTTATAGCATCATCAGCATCTGTTCCTGTATTAGGCATAAATGCAGTTGCCCAATTAATGGTACAAACAAGTTCACCACCTTCAGAACCTATATCTTCAGATAATGTAAATCCTGTGCCTACACAACCCTGACAAACAACATTATTATGAGTAGCATCTGCACCTGCATCTTCAAATCTAATTTCAAATGTTTTAGCAGAACCTGCACCATTTAAATAATTAGCTGAAGGAAATGTATAATCATTATTTAAAGTGGCTTCACTTGATCCATCTTCAAATACAGATTCACAAGCTAATAAAACAGAATCAGGAGTACCTCTTAATACTGTATCAAAAGTCCACATTTTAGTTCCTTGTGAATGATGTCCTTGTGTTGCTGTGGTTACAAATTGACCTGCTCTTGCAGATGAATATTCAACAGGAACACTTGATTCAGGTATTGTAAATGATGTTACTTGTAATTTTTTTAATCCTGCATCATCAGGTTGATCGCCTACATTAGTTTCATTTTGAAACCATACGCTAACATTCTGTGATGGAAAAAAGTTTGTTGCTTGTGACATATTCTAATCCTTTTAATTTAATACATTATGGTTTACTAAAATTAAATCAAGTTGAACAATATAAATATCATTATTTTCATTCTCCTCATCTTGTATATCATACTCAATGTTATCTATATCTAAATAAGCCCAAGTTGCATTATTGGTCTGCTTATCTAACAACTTCTTTCTTAATCTATCTACTTTGCCTTTGATATTTTCGTTAATACCATCTCCCATTATCTTGCGATTAAAATAATATCTAATCATTACATTGTATTCACGTTGCTCAAAAGCATTTGTAGTCATTAAATTTGTACTGCTTTCTAAATTGATTCTAATAAATTCATTTCCCTTCATCTTATAATCTTTAGATATGAATACATTATTAAAATCGTTATTAATCCAATCCCTTAAACCTTTTTCAATTAAACTATATCCTATTTTATCATAAGTTACAGCCATTAATATTTAATCCTTTTTTTTAAACCATTTCTTCGTATTGGTATGTTTTTAATAGGTGCATTACTATCTTTTAATCCTGCACTTCTTACTTCAATATCCCATCTATCATTTACAGTCATTGAATTACCTTGAAATCTTGCATACAATCCACCTGCAATATGTTGCAATCCACCTGTAATAATTTCATCAGTTATTTCTGTACCATATAATTTATCATCACCATAAGTTTTAATAGATACTTTAGCAGTTCCATATACACCACCTGTTGTACAAATTATTTGTATTCTATCATAAAACTCACCTGAATATGATCCATAAGTTTCTACACAATACATTGTACCTGCTCTTGTTACTTCAGTAACATTTCCACTCTTATCAGTTGTATCTATTTCAAAGTTTAATTTTCTTTTGCCTGAATTTACTTCATCAATTAATCCACTTTCATCTATATTTGTAACCATAGAATAAAATTTATCAGCTTCTTCACTAATAGGATCAGTTGAGCGTATAAGATTGGATGCTGCTAAATAACAAGTAGTTCTTACAATTATCGGATCATATTGTGGCTCATCACTACCATCTGTAGCTTCTGCATATAAAAACGCTTTAGGAATTGGTACAGGAAAACGAGCATCTAATAAAGTGTTTAATTCTTGACTTGCATTTTCTAATACATCATCAATTAAAGTTTGAAAATCTACACCTGCTTCAATTTGTATATCATTAGGATCAGCAGTATCTAAAAATACTTCTACAGAATCAACAGTAGGAGAATATCTATATTCATAATTAGCATTAGGATCATCTGTTACTGCTGTACCTTCTATGCCATCAAAATATAATTGGTCTATTTTACCTGTATTATATGCTTTATAAAAATTACTTACACCTGTGGTTACAAAATTATATACAGATGTTTTAGTATCATAATCACCTATTTTACTAAATACTCTTTGTAGGTCTGTTGATGTTGCATATTTAAATGTTGATATTGCCATAATCTACCATTTCTTACAAGACCAATATCTTGCTGTTGTTTTGTCCGTTGCAGTTGAACATTTATGTCTTGATCTAAAAGACTTTCTTCTTGCAGGACTTGATTTCTTTATTCTCATATTAGGATCACCAAAAGTTACCCTTTTAACTTTAGTTCCATCTTTAACAAATACTTGAAACTTTTTACGACCAAAACTTGTTTGTCCTTTTCTAATCCTACTTGGCTTATTTAAACGAACTGTTCTCCCTCTATATTTAGCCAATTCACTTGCCTCTTTTCATTCCTTTTTTCTTTTTAGGTCTGCCTACTTTTTTACCATATGTTCCTTTACCTTTTGGCATTTTTATCTCCTTTTTTAAATATCATATTATAATTCTTTTCAAAATCTTTAGACCATCTTATTCTTTGCTTATCACCCTTACCATTCATATTATAAGTCAAATGCAACTATTCTAACTGTTGCCCTTCTTTTAGGGTTAACACTTCTTGCTTGTATTTCACTTAGCATTGTAGTGCTTGTATTGCCACCACACGCCAATCCTGATAGTCCTGTTGCAGTTATTGCATAATTAGCAAAACTTGGACAATTTCGAAGCGTTAAAGCGCCTGTATCGTAATCTATAGTGCCACTACCTGTTAATGTAGAATTTGCTCCAAAATTTAAGTTTCCATATCCATCGTCATACATAAATTCAGCTTCATTATCTCTTTCAATGCCATCTTTAATTATATCTGAATCAGGCAACCTTGCTGCTCTTGCACCTTCAGGACTTGCAGGTATTCTACCTATTGCTTGTGCAAATATTTCTGTTGTTGTATCTGCTCCACTTGTTCCTGCTGTTAAGGCAATAGCTGATGTAGAAAGATGTTGCTTTGAAGTTACTCTTATATCTCCGTTTACGATTGATACTGTTGCTCCCTTCTGAAAATTATTTTTAGTTGCATCATAATATAAAGCATCTATTGCTTCTTGCAATTTTTGAATAAATCCATTAGTTCCACCAAATGTATCTACACTTGAATCTGTAGTAATTGAAATCTCATCAGCAGTTGCACCATCTATTCCTATTTTAACATAATAAGTTGTACCTGCTGTTAAACCTGTTTTACTTCTTGATGTAATATTTGACATTCCAAACTCTTGGTATCCTGCCTTGTAAAATTTTAATACTATAGTACCTCTACAAAATCCATCTAAACTTGCTGTTGCATTTCTACCATAACCAAATAAATTAGTAACTACTAAATTTCCTGATAAATCAGTACAAGGTGTTGTGTAAGTATTATAATCATCTAAAGCATTAAAATGTGGGAAATAAATCCTTGCTCCATTTACTGCTCCATTTGTTGCATTAGTTTGTGCATCTTTATCAGCTTTTTGTGTTCCATTTAATGCTCTTTCAACAGTTAAAGTAGTAGATGCTATTTTAGTAATTCTCATTATTTCAATTCTTGTAGCAGTTGTATCATTGATTCCTACTTGTATTAAATCACCTACTTTAAAATAATCAGCATCACTAACTGTTACAGTTGTTTCTGTATCTTCTAAATCAGCACCTAATGTTGCATTAGAATATGTGTACAATGTTGTACTTAATGTTTTTGTAATATCATCATCTAAATCTAAATCTGTTCCGTTCATAGCTGAAGCTGTTGCAGTATAATTAACTGCCATAGCATTAGGATATACTATGTATTCATTAGGTCTTAATAATTTACTTACCTCTCCATCTGTAGCACCTGTTGCATCTGTACTACCTGCTGTTATTCCTTTATATGTTATTCTAACTTCAATAACTTGATCTGATGGATTGTGAATACAAATCAGTCTTGGATCAGCCAATTTATTTGTTCCAAAAGGATTAGTAGGATCAAATGTAGCCATTGATATAAAAGCATCATTAAAACCTATATCTTGTTGAAAGTCGTATTTCTGTGTATAATCAGAACTATTCATAAATTCTAATGATTCACCATTTGTTTCTAATAATAATCTTGCATTTAATTTTGCCATTTACACACTCCTTAAGTGATATACTAATTGCATATTTACTGTTAAATCAGCATTTGTTCCGTTTTGATGAACACAAGCTACAATAGCTTTTCCTGAATCTACATTTGCTGTATTTACTGTTAATGATTGATAATAAGCCTGTTCATATCCTGCACCTGTTATTGTTGATGGTGATACACAATTTTCTACACCTGCACTTAAATCACCACCTGTTGCATCATTTGCAGTTGATATTGTATAACTCATTACACTAAATTTTACATCATCTCCTGATGCAGCATCTGCTCCAAACCAAACATTACAAGAATCTATAGCTATATTAAATGGAATATACCAAATTGATTGTACAAAATCATCAGCTACATTTCCACCTGATACA